GGCGGGGGAGTTGGTTGTGCTGGCGGGGGAGTTGGTTGTGCTGGCGGAGGAGTTGGTTGTGCTGGCGGAGGAGTTGATTGTGCTGCTAGAATTGCATCAATTCTTGATTTATTTTCTAGTGTTTGATCAATTACTTGTTCTACATTATCAAATTTGTTTGAGATTGAATATGGAGTAATAAAATCTCCGGAATTACTTTTATACAATTTTGCGTTTTTGATATGTACATCATTATTTTTGATGTAAAAGGGGGAATTAGTTTCATTATTACCACCTAAGTATATTGATTTATGGGCCAAATCAAATGAAGCGAGTGGATATTTATCATTATCGTTTATATTAATATTGTTAACTTTACTATTTGGGGTAATATTAAATCCATCACTATTTACATTCATATTTACACATCCGTCTGTATCATTGCATATCTTCATGTTCTTCTCATTTATAAGTTCTGATGATGACTTTATTTTTAATCCACTTATTGCATTCACTTGTGATAGTAATTCAAGATTTGGTGTTATACCATCAAAAGCGTGATTAAACATCATTTCATTTGTGATTACATTATTGTTTTCATCATTGAAACTAAAAAACTTTTTTAGCGAATCATTATATCCTTCTAACTTTCTATCAACAGTAACAATATTATTAGAATGTGTATCGACATTTTTAATGATATCTTGAAAACCTTTGTTTATTTCAGTTGAAGCAATTTCTATAGATTTATCAACTTTACTTTTGTAGGTTAGATAATCATATATAATATATACAATTATCAATAAAGTTATTATGAAGAATATTGAGAATACGATAGGTAATACATAATCCATATTTATTTATATATATCTCTAATGATAATAACTAAAAAAATATTTGATATTTTAGGTTATAATTATTGTTTTAATTTCATTATTTAATTGTCCACCATCTATTGACTGTTCATTGCCACTATCACCACCATCTAATGGCTGTTCATAATCTTCATTACCACTATCACCACCATCGAATGGCTGTTCATAATCTTCATTGCCACCATCACTACCATATGAATGTTCAATATCATCACCATCTATTGACTGATCATTATATTCACCATCATCACTACCATATGAATGTTCATTATCACCACCATCGAATGGCTGTTCATAATCTTCATTACCACTATCACCACCATCTATTGACTGATCATTATATTCACCACCATCACTATCATAAGACTGTTTATCACTGTCATTATCTATTGACTGATCTTGTATAGACTTATCTTCACCACCTTGCATAAATTGTTCATCTGGATACAATTCAACATCATTCCCTTCACCACCTTGTATAAACTGTTCCTCTACTATTTCTGGAAGTTTTTCATTTATATCGAGTATATTTCCATAAGAGTCAAAAGTATTTTCTGTTACACAATTATCAATACCTTGTTCATATGGTAGTGTAATATTCTCAGTATTTAATCTCATTGATATACCCATCGATTCAAGTTCTTGTGATAATAATTTAAACGAATATGGTGCATTAACAACAACAATATCATCGTCGTTGCATAGCTTACATTTAATAATTCTATTTTTTTTAGAAGGATTGTAAATAGAAGGCACTCCGCATTTTTTACATACAGCCCAACTATACATATCAGAACGTTCCATCATACTTTCTTTTATGAAAAGAGAAGTTCCGTGTCCTAATATACTGTCTCTTTCCATCTCACCAATTCTTAAACCACCTCCTTTTCTTCTACCAGAAGTTGGTTGTCTTGTAAGCATAATTTTAGGTAGTTCATTCTTATCCATATCAAGACCTCTAGAATTTATTTTGTCATCAACCATATGTTTTAATCTAAAATAGAAGGTCGGTCCTATGAAAATTTCAGTAGCAATTTGTTTTCCATTATACCCATTATACAAAATTTCATTACCGTGACTATCAAATCCATAATCTTCAAGTTTTTTATATATCATTGTTTCATCAAAGTTTATAAATACAGATCCATCACCAGTTGATCCATTCATACAACATAATTTAGAAAATACACATTCTACCAAATGACCTATAGTCATTCGAGAAGGTATAGCATGTGGATTAATTATAATATCAGGTCTAACACCATTTTTTGTAAATGGCATACTTTCTTCAGGTATAATCATTCCAATAACTCCTTTTTGACCGTGTCTAGAAGCGTGTTTATCTCCAAATTCGGGTTTTCTTATTTTTAAGAATCGAACTTTGCAAACAGAAGAGTTGTTACCTATAGATTTTTCAGCATAATAAACTTTGTTCACAATACCATAAAGAGTTGTATCAGTTGTGATAGACACATCTGTGTAAATATATTCCTTTTTGTATTCTATAAAAACACCTTGTTTAACCTCTTTATATACCTCTTTAATATTTAACATACCTACAACTACAACTTTTTGTCCTTTAGGAACATAAGTTTGTTCTTTTATGAAGCCATTTTCATCGAGTAAACTGTAATTGGCATATTTAATACCTTTCACATTATAGCCATTATTTTTATATTCCATTGGATTGCCAAAAATTACTTTTTCTACAGGAGATATCTCTTTAGCTGTTGCTGTAATTGATTTGAAATATGATAGATTAAATAGACCTCTTTCTATACTGTTTTTATTAATCATTATACTATCTTCTTGATTGAAACCAGTATATGTCATAATTGCAACAATTACATTGAAGCCATTTGGAAGATCGTCACTACATGTATACTGAGAAAGCTGTGTACTAACAATTGGTTTTTGTGGATAATGTAATACATAAGACATTGTATCAAAACGCTGATTAAAGTTACTAGCATAAATCCCTATAGCCTGTTTACTTTGAGCAGCATGAAAAACATTTCTTGCTGATTGATTATGATTTGACAATGGTATATTTGCACTCACAACGCTCATCATAGTGGAAGAATGTATCTCAACATGTGTGTGAAAGTTTGTTACATCTTCTTCTTTCATGGCAATATAACAAGTATCTGTTTCTTCAACATCTAGTAATTCAATTATAGCTCCATTCTCTTCAAGCTTTTCTAATATTTCGTCATCACTGATTCCTTTAAGTATTGTTCTGGGATTAATGTACTGATCTCTGTAATATAATTCGTCACTTTTTTGATCATCTGTAAGTTTTAACGTAGATCCAGTAATAAGATCAAACCAATTTTTAATATTTCCAATCTTCTTATTCGATATTTTCAATGGTCTTGAAGGTCTGCCTGCTTCTGTTAAAATACGTATTTCATTTGCCTTAATATTCCATGAAATAGAAGTGAGAATATTTATTAAATTATTTCTACGATATGCTTTTAATATTCTGGTTATTTTATGAGGATTTTTGGTAATTCCATATAAAGATCCGTTGATAAATACTTTACCTATATCTTTTTCAAGAGGACTATCATAATCCTCTATTGGTATCACATTAATGTCCAATAAACAGTTTTGGATATTTTCAACTCCAGTCCCAGCAGCTATTTTTGTTAAAAATGCAAGATTTTTCAAATAACCAACAGAAGCACCATCTGGTGTTTCAAAAGGACACATAATACCATATTGATTACAATGAAGTTTATGTGGACCAGTTACTTTAATACTTCTGTCAAGAGGCATATTCACTCTTCGTAAATGTGATAAAAAGCCTATAAAACTTATTCTAGATAGGTCTTGTACTTTACCCAATTCTGGATCTTCATCGTTTGCAATACCCCACATTCCTTTAAGAGACTTTGTAAATGTCTCTGAAATTAGTAAGTGAGGGACCAATTTGAATATATTTTGATCTGTAATAAAATTTTCATATGTTTGTTTTTGATTCCAGCTCCCATAATGATACATATTATCCATCTTATCGCGTATAGATTTACTCAGTTTCGAGTATGATTCGTGAAATAATTCTGCTAATAAATAACCACTTATATCAACTCTTTTATATACATAACTATCCCTGTCACTAGGAGGTGAAATTTCTTTCACAACATTGAATATTTGTTTCACTATATAACCAAGATATTTACCTTTATTTTTGAAAATAGGAACATTTGGAAATACATCAGTTGTTAAAATATACTTAACTTGCTCGATTGTTTTATATTTTACAACTCCTTTCAAATATTCCAATGCTTTGTCTTGAGTATATATATTGTAATCATTATGAGCAAATGAAGGTCTTATAAAGTTTTCAAAAAATACATTTTCAACTTCTGTATTTCCTATTCCAAAAATCGATTCATATATGTCCTTGTCACTTTCCACACCAAGTGCTCTAAAGAAAATACACAATGGTATATATCCATTAAAAGAAGGGATGTTCACCATAATTGTTCTGGGTTTTCTAGTGACAGTACTTGATTCACGGTCTTCTTCTTCATCATTTTCTTTTTCAAATATTTGTTTTTTGACTTCATCTTTAACAACAACAAATTGAACAGTTTTTGGTGTTAACATATTATCTCCTTTGTCGCCAGTACACATTATAACAGCCTTATGACTGTAAATATCGTCGTCTTTCAATACAGAAACAAATAATTTATTTGTAGTTATCCTTTCTTGGGATATTATCACTTTTTCTTTCCCATCTATTATGAAATATCCACCCGTATCATAAATACATTCTCCAATTTTTCTTAATACATCTGAACCTTGATTATTCAATATACATGCATCACTATGAAGCATTATTGGTATACTTCCTAATGCAACTCTTTTGAATACTTTTTGAAATTTATTATCTTCAACATCTGTTATTTCTACTAGTATGTTTGCATAAATATTGCTTTCATAAGTCAAATTTTTTAGTCTTGCATCATTTGGTGTTATTAGTTTTGCATCACCTGCATCATATGTTATAGGTCTGTCTAAGAAAATTTCATCACCATCTTTACCACCAACATAAACATCGGTTTTCATTCGAACATTGTTGAAATCATCATATTTTATCATAGTAATTGGATTATATGACTTCACAATTTCAGGAATATATGTTTTTATAAGTTTTCTAAAACTATCAATATGATGACCTGTAAACGGATATTTATGATCTCTGAAATACATATCAAGAATATTGAAAGATTCCATATATTTATGTGCTCTACAATTATCAATATAAAAAATTAATCTATATATAAATTAAGGAAACTATTTTCATTATGATTCACGATATCAATGATTATATTGATAAATGCAATCATAACTTGACACATTACGATATATCACTTATTGTGTTTAAGGTTTTCAAAAACAAATATAGATATATGGGTGACAAACAATGGCAATACTATGATCATGTCGCTATGGAATGGAAAAATGATAAGAGGACTGAAAGATTCAAATCTGATATAAAAATGGTTGTTTCAGATCTTTTTTCTACAAGAGCATTATACTGGTATAATCAATCACAAAAATGTCAAGATATTAATTGTGAAATTCATGCAAAATTTATGTCTGAAAAAATGCTCAATGCTAGTTATAAATTAAAGTTGAATACTTTTATATCAATAGTTATTAGGGAAGCTCAATCATTCTTTGATTATCACAATGATTGATTTCAAAAAATTAAAAATAATTTACAACAAAATAGAGTTAAATGATATTCAAAACCATTTTAAAACTATTGATAAATCTATTGTCATTAAACAATTAGAAAATTGTTCATTTTGTTGGAAAGAAGTTGAAATATATTTCAATGATTGCCATCGTGTTTTGGAAGTGAAAACACGAAATATCACTGTCAATTTTTACTTTCAAAACAAAAAAGATATCCCTCCTCGTGCAAAAATATTACTGACTTTGAAACAAATTCTCACTGTCATCGACTATTTTAAAATTCAAACAAATTTTTTATTTCACGTAATTTTATATAATGGAACTAGAACATTGCCTCAAAAAAATGAAGTTTTAAGTCCTGAACATATCAATGGTGGATTTACATCATTACATCAGTCTCAAATATTTATTTTACGTCATGAAGATTTCTCGAAGACAATGATTCACGAAGTTCTTCATCATTGCAGTGCTTTGCATAACGAAAATTATACAACAAATCAAATCAATAGTTTAAAACAAAACTTCAATATTTCAAAATCTACTTTACTTATTCCAAACGAAGCTATTATTGAATTTTTTGCAACAATTATATATTGCACTCTGTTGGCTTATGAAGTCAATATTAAAAAAGAAATACTTTTCAATATCGAAATTCATCATTCTATCATTCAAAGTAATAAAATAAAACAACTTCAAGGAAATAAAGAATGGAATGAAATGACTAATGCATATAGTTACATAGTTTTTAAAACTATTTTGTTGATGAATTATCAAAGGTTTTTGAAAGGTTTTGGAAATTCATATAGTCTTCAATATGTTGTCAATTTTTTGATTTTAAATAAGAACATTCCTGTTGTCAAACTAAATTCTCATGATAAATCATTGAGGATGATGACATTATCATAATCTTAAAGTTGAATATATATTGAATCATCATTCGAGACATAAGGTGAATAAATTTCATAGGATAATGTTTTACCTTTTAACATTTTGTTTATTTGTTTTAATGTGATAATACTATTCATCATATTTAATTTTGTATCCACACACTCATTTCGTAATTTTTCATTTTTTTGTTTATCTTCTTCCAATTCACTCATACTGATATTCGTCATTTTGACATTATATTTCATATCTTCAATGCATTTTTCAGCATCTTCTTGGTCTTTACATTTTTCTTTTTTATTTTGTTCAGATAAAACTAAATTATTATATGTAAAATTAAATTGTTGCATTTCTGCATTAATATTTTGTCTGTTTTGTTCACTTGCATTTATTGTTAAGTTTAATAACTTTGATACATCGTTTTCATCAGTATCTTTAATTAAATCAATATGATTTTTGATAACAACTTTATCAATATTAAAATGATCAAAAGAGAAGTCAAAGTTGTTCATTTTATATTTTTCGACATTGTTACATATATTGAAAAGAAAAGTGTAAATTACAGTTTGAAATACTGAAGGGGATTTAAGTATAGATTTATTATTGTTGTAAATAAAACCAAAACATTTTGTATTCAAATCATGAACATCTGTTTCTGTTTCGTTAACTTGAAATTGATTCAAAGCTTTATCAAAAGATACGATTGAAAAATGTTGAAAAATGATTTGATCATGTTCATAGTCACATTCTATTTTCAAAAATCTTGTTTTATTATCTAAATTGATGATTTTTTTTCTGCACATTTTTGACAAATCATTTTTTCCTACAGTATTGCGTAGTTTGAAAACTGTATATTTCTTTTGATATTTATCATCTTTTTCCTTCAAGTTATACACTTCCTTGATACTTTGTTTATCAATTAATTTATCATATTTTGACATAATATCATTAACTGAAAAACTATCTACAAAACAATATCCTTTCATATCTTCTAGATTATATTCTGTTGTTTCATTCAAATTTTTTCTTTTATATATTTCACTCTTATTTGATTTCGAAACCTCTTTCAATCCATCAAAATGTAAAAAACATGTTTTGAAGTTATTTTTTTCTTTTAAAATGTTATCAATGTGATCACTAAGATGTTGATATTTTGGCATTTGAACTATTTTATTCTTAAGAACATGAAGTTGTATTTTGCCTAACTTATATGTTTTTAATAACATTGCACATTTTGCCGAATCAACATTTGTCGTTATTTGACAAGGTCTCGATTCGACTACTAGGTCTATGTTTTCAAATCCTTCTTTTTGCATATATATAGTTGAAAAGATTACTACTGTTATTATGAATATAACAAATATCAGTATATAATAATAGGTCATCATTTAAAGAATATTTATATACTTACCTCTAATGTCAATAGAAGATATAAATTATTTAAAAGAAAAAAGTATAAAACAATCTTATACCTTTTTGGTTGATAGCAGTAGTAGAGATAGACGTATTCATCCGTTTCCTTCAGAATATACAATAGATTTCGAAACACCATTTAGGTATGTTATTGGTATGGAATTGATGGATGCAAGTATCCCTAAAACAATGTATAATATAGATAATAATAACAATAAACTGGTTTTTTATATAGGAGACGATGAAACTGATAACACTATCACTCCAATTTTAGATAAAGATGGTAATTATATTTATGATTCTTCAAAATTCAAAACAATAGAAATTTCTCCAGGCGATTATACTTCGAAAAGTTTCATAGAGAAAATTCGATCAGTTCTCAATAACAATATGCATGATATGAATATTTTTGCTGTGAATAACCCTATAGAACTGACAAACAAAATATATTTTCGTTCATCGAAACCTTTCATTTTAGATATGAAACAATCTACGATGGCTGAGGTACTTGGATTTGATTTACATACAAGTAATGATCCAGATAATGCTACTAAATATTCGTATAAAGATACATATAATAATTTGAAAGGTTTAGAGAAACTTTATCATAGTATTCAACAAGAAGAGAATGTTCACGTGTTGTATTCGCCTGGAATGATGTATTTACTTGGTTATAAATATTTGGTCCTGAAATGTCCGGATATAGAACAACATCTTTATCGATCACAATCATATTCCAAATATAACTTGGGTTTGGCAAAAATAAGAATCAATGGCTACGGTTATAACGATGAAAAAACATCTTTTACGAAAGTTCCATTGCGTGAGTTTCACCCTATTGGGAAATTATCAAGATTAAGGTTTCGGTTTGAAACAAATACTGGGCAATTATATGATTTTAAAGGTGTCAATCACAATATGACGTTTGTAATATATTATTATGAACCTACACAAGTAAATATTGTGAAAAATTCAACATTGAATCCAGAATATAAACCTAACTTTCTGGAATATATGTATAAACAAGAGGATAGAGAAGGTGATACAGATGATGATGAAGATGAACTGTCCCGCGATAACCTAGAAATATACAAAAAGAGGGAGAGTGAATACAATTCTAAAGGAATTGAAAATAAAAATCAAAAATTATCATATGTTACTGGGGTTCGTGAAAATAATCACAGAAAACAAATGCAATATCTTCAAGATAAATTATCAATGTCTGTAAAAATGTCAGATACTGAAGAAAGCGAATATGAAACAGAATCTGAATAATTAGTCAATATAGGTTTTTTCTTCAAGTACCGATACAGGTTTCTCTTCTTTCACAGATAGTTTAGAAATTAACTCTTCGATATGTTCTTTTGATAAATTCTTTTTTTTAACAAGTTTCATTATTTCAGAAGTTTCTGTATTTTGTAGTTCATCAATGAAATCCTTTTCTTCTTTAGTCAATTCTTGGATATTTTCAAATTTTTCAATATTTTTTTTGAAAGATCCAAATAAAGTGAACAATATAACAATCATTGAGAATAAAATTAAAACGGCATAACTTGTTTTCATACTTTCTATATTAAAATGAAATAAAATATAATTATATATAATAGTAGTGACAAATGGCAGACTTAGATCAAGTTTATGGCGGTATTTCTGATGATCAAATCCATGAAAATGACAAACAAGATTATTCACAACATGAATACTCGGCTTCTTTACAACCACAAATGCAACAACAACCACAAATGCAACAACAACCACAAATGCAACAGCAACCACAAATGCAACAAATGCCTCCAGTTCAACATCAACCACAAATGCAACAGGTACAACAAAATGTTCCGTCAAAAAGAAACTATTCTTCCCAGTCTTATTCATTTTGGGACAGAATGGTTTTCAAAAGAAATGAGGTTATAAAACTTGCAATATTTTCCCTCGTTATTCTTTTAGCTATTGCTTTGGATAAAATCTGTAATTTCTATTTATCGAAATATCTTGGTGAAAACAGTATGTCTGAAACTCAAGAGTTTTTCATGCGTTTATCATACCCTATAATTATATTTTTACTGATCTGGGTGATGAAGTCTTTGTAAAGGGTTTTGGAATTGATTTCATTTTTTCTTGCAAAAATGATGTAACCATATTTATTTTTTTCTTATCATCAGTTGATGAAAAATGTCTCACAACTTTGTAATAAAGTATCCCAAAAGCAACAGAAACTCCAAAAAGTATTGAAGAAAAAGCAATCATTTCAGAATACAAGTTTCCAAATTCCGGAATTTCTCTTAATTTTAGATTAACATTTTCAACAATATCGTCTAAATATTCTGTTGTAGCATCATCTACAAGATCTTTATATAAATCCTTCTTGATGAATGATACACCGTCTTTGGCTAGAAAAAATGATGCATAAGGTAAGCTTCCTTTATCATTTGCATCTACAGAACATATTTCATAATCATCAGTTGTTTCTGTTTTACATACATTAAAGAAATATTTTTGTATTTTCTTTTGAGCTGATAAATTAGTATCTGGTATATTATCGTACAAATGAGAATATAACACAAACAACATACAACCCGCTTTCATTCTATTCGAATCAACGTTTTCTCCAATTTTTGAAGCCTCTATAATCTTTTGCATAATTTTGGTCCTATTATTTTTGTCATATCCTTTGTGTATATCATATAGTTTTAATAAAAATGTTTTCTTACCTTTTTCTGCCGCAATTTCTTTGCCTTCATTAGTTGCATCAGTGGCTGCTGCTATTATATCTTCTTTAATTAATTGAAATTGCGAATTTAAGGTTGATAGAATATAGAAATCCAAATTGCTATATCCTTGACGTATTACTAGGAGTTTATTGTGAATCAAACTACTGTAAAATATTTTGTGAATAATCTGCAAGACAATGCCTACAATAATGCCAAAAAATATGTCAGATGTGAAATGACTTTTGAACTTTTCTTCACTTAAATTTTCAGTATCGATATTAATGTTTTCTTTGAATAATGGTAACAATGTTATTAATAAAATTAAAAATATCATCAGTAAGACTGTAAAAATAGCTCCAAAATACAAATAAATAATGATAGATATGATTGTTTTCACAGTAAAAATTTGAAACAGTGGTTCTGTTTTATTTTGGTCTGTTAATAAGTCTTGTACATAATCTACATACTCAAGCATTTTGTATTTCAAGGTATCTTGAATGATTGTATCATCGTCTATATTCATATTATCAATGAAAATTTGAAATAAAATCATCATAAGATTTATACCTGATATTAGTATGATTAATGCTAACAATATTAGAGGCCCCATCTTGGTTGTTATGAACATCAACCCTGAAAACACAATATTCAAAAGTGCGAATATTTTGAATGTCCCCATAACTGCTAATCTAATCTAATGAATTATTTTTCTTTTTTGTTATAAAATAAAGTAAGGATCAATAAAATAAAGAAGATACTTTGACAAATAATCGCGATAAATTGCTTTGAAAATGATATCGATTTCATTTGTTTTATTTTTAAAATCTTTGAGTCAATGTTGTTTTTAAAATCATTACAAAGACTGATAATCTCGGGTTTTGTGGATATCGTTGGTAAAAACGATATTTCAAATAAGGTTCCAGTACTAGCATTTACTGTATCAAACCATTTAATTCTTGATATTTGATTTATTATATATTTATTATTTGCCATTTGATTAAAAATTAAACATGTCGCTATAATCTTTGCTTCATCGTGATCTGTGTAAGTTGTATCTGTATATATTTCGTTCAAATACTGGGTTATTTTTGTTTGATCAATATCTCTAATAACTTCATAGATTTCTCCTTTTTCTTCGAGTTTTGAAATAAAATCATGATGTATTACATGCTGATTAATATATTGTTCGAATTCTTTTTTAGTCTTGCCAATATTGTACTCTTCTGTGTTGTCCAAATATATGAATATACAATATATAATAAGAATTATAAAGAAACTTACTTGTAGAAAGACCATCAATATGTTGATATTTTTGTTTTGTAAATTTATTGAATCTTTGAAGGTATTTTGAACTAAGAAATATGAAAGGTACCACATGAGCCAACATATAGATGTTAAGAAAATATATTCATTTACAAAAACATTTTCATATATTTCATAATAGTTATTAGCAAAAAAATATATATCTTCAAAAAATCTTGGATTCTGAAAAATGTAATTTTTATCCATAGCATCCATAATATACCAAAGGTTGATGATGAATAAAATTGATGGTATAACGAAAAGTGAATAGAAGGCGATTTTAGCTAAGTTTGACTTTGTATAAAACATGCAACTCTGAAATTCTCTTAAAATGTTTGAAAAAAGGCTCATGATTCTTTAAAATTACAAAATATTTTAAAAAAAACGTTTTCTATACTGTGTGTTGTATTTTAAGAACAGGACATACCATTTTTTCAAGTATAAACATGATCTTATTGTAAAACTCTTTTGGTAAATAAACAAAAAATCTTAATGATAAATAGAGGAAAGTTGTTATATAAAACAAATATGGAAAATATATTGAAACTTATTTCTAATGAAGTTGAAACACATTGTCAAAATATTGATAATTTCAATAAAGAAATGATTGGTAATATTGAAAAAACAAGCAATGACACACTTACTTCTTTAATCAGTTTGCTCTCTTTGGAAGAGAAACCAAAAAATAAACAAAATCGTACTCAAACAGTTTACAACCCATTTAATGAATAATAAAATAATATATGAAAATAATAGATATGTCTTCATCGCAAAAAGATACACATTCACTTTTACAAAATGAATTTGTTGCAGAAAAACTCTTACATAAAATAGAAAATAATCAGCAATATGAATCGGTCATAAATCTTCTAAATAATATTTCAAATGAGAAGGATAAAGTAAACGATAAAATATTTATTATCACAAGTGCTTATGATAAAATATACAAAAAATACAATGGTATTTCACTTGTTGTACTAATTCTCTCATCTATAGCAACATTATTTGAAGCATTACGTTTAAGTATTGTAGATTACATAGCAAAACAACAACCATCAATAAATACCGAAACAATCTCATTTATTATGAATTTATCAATATTATTCATTGGAACAATAATAACGATATCAAGTAGTATCATAAGATTTAGAAACTATAGGGAAATACTTGAACAGCTTAAAGATAGTCAAGCACTTTTAATTTCTTACCGAGATAAATATAACAAGAAATATCAAAAGGTTTTGAGTTTGTTAGCACTTGATGTACTAGAAGAAGAAGAAGTTAAAACAATTACTGAAAAGATACAAGAATATGATGACGCTATTAAGGGGGTTAATGTATTACAATATCTTCGAAATGATGATATAATAAAATTCAATCGTTACAAAGCATATTTTGATGTAGAAATGAGGAAAATAGACATAAATAAGCAGTTGGCAATACATAAATTTGAAAACGACAGTGGTATAAATAATATAGAAATTGGAACAAAACAGGATGAAAAAATACAAGAAATGAATAACTTTAGTAAAATGAAAAAAATCAAACAATTCTTGAAGAGCAAACAGGCTGAAAAAAAAGATTCAGTAAATGAAATAGTAATTGATGATCTTCAAAATGTATAGATATAAGAGTTATCAACATATATTTTATAATGAAATAACCAATGTATCAAGCAAGTATAAGAGGAAAAAAGAAACACCAAAAATTTCACCATTTAAAAATTGATAATTATGAAATTGATTCAGAAAATCAAGAGTACGCTTATGTAAAGAAACATCTTGGAAATTACAATGTGAGTGTAGTTTCAAATTCAGGTATAGATTCTATTGGAATTATTCGCGGATCTTTAAGAAAATTCAGTACTAGAATAGTAATAGAAGTTGGTGACATTGTTGTTGTTTCAAAAAGAGATTATCAAGCAGGAAAAGTGGATATTGTACATAAATACAACCCAGATCAAGTGCAAACTCTCATAGCAGAAAAGAAACTATCAAACATAATTTTACATTTGTATACAAGGGTAAATCATTATACAGAGTATGTTGAAAATACAGAATCAACAGTTGAACAAAATGATGATTATATAGATTTTCGTTATA